CTGGCTACGAGAACGAGCACTACGACGGCGGGCACGCCGAGGGCGAGCTCCCCGACCTCTGCCCGCTCTGCGGTGCGGAGCCCGTCGAGGAGACGCACAAGACGGTCGAGCGGGGGATCACCCGCAAGCAGGCCGTCGCTCGTCTCAAGGAGCTGGGCTACACCGGGCCGACCTCCTACCTCATGCCGAAGGTTCGTGCGATTCTCGCTGAAGTCGAGGCTGCTGCCAGTTGACATCCTCACGTGGCTGGTGTAGAATTGAACCATAAGGACAGGACGGAAGGACTGATCATGGCTCTCTACACCAGCCTCGAGGACATCGCAACGGAGATCGTCATCAACCTCAACGACGGGGAGAACGATCTCGACTACTACTTTGACCTGCTGGCCGACTTCTACCGGCTCGACGAGGACGAATGCTCCGATCTCGTCGCCATCCTCACCTCGAAGGGACTTGACTTCAATGACTGATCACACCAAGCTCGTCGTCAACGGCCACAACATCACCGTGGTCTGCGACACCACGTATCGCCAGCCCAAGGCCACGCGTCTGTACGCGTGGGGCACCTCGCCCGACTACGACCACCCGCCGTTCAGCATCAAGGGCGATGACCCTGACAACGACAAGGCCTGGCGCAAGTACAATCGCGACGAGATCACCGAGATGCGCAAGCTGCTCGAAGACGTCACCGTTTTCCTCAACGACATCGCCAACGGCGACCTGACCTACCGATTCAGCCGCAAGGCAGGATGCGGATGCGGCTGCTCGCCTGGCTTCATCGCCGACCGGGCACTGTTCCTCAACGGCCGGCCGATCGTGCAGATCTCGGTGGAGAAGTGATGGAACCCATCCAGCTCGACTGCGGCCACTACATCGCGAACGAGCAGCTCGCCAACCGCCCGTACTGCTTCGTCTGCGGGAAGCCAACTGAGGACACACCCGCGCCCGAGACAAAGAAGCCGGCCACCGAGTGCCAGCACAGCTACTTCCCCAGCGGCAGGAGGTTGGAGATGCGGTGCACCAGCTGCGGCGCACGCCAGCCGAAGGGCGAGCACGCCCCAGCCGATCTTCTCGAGGCCGTAATGGCCGCTGGGGAGGCCCATGCAGCGCCGACGGCCAATCTGACACGGGCGCAGTGCCTCGCACGTCTCGACGCAGCGGGCTACACTGGCCCCGTGTCATACACAGTCACGAAGCTGCGCGAGATCGTCGCGCAAGAAGAGAACCGATGAAAGGAATTCAGATGCCCGGGACTTTCACAGTGACAGAGGACCACATCAAGCTCCTCCACAGGTCGTACTTCGACACCGAGACCGGAGCCTACGAGGGCTCCGTGGTACAGAACCCGAAGCGCCCGTACGGAAACAGCGACGTCATCGGAGACCTGTACGAGATCCTGCGCAGCGACGGGGAGATGTGGGACGAGGACGAGCAGGGTGAGATGCCTGGCGAGCTGGTCGAGGAGCTGCGGAAGATCCACCGGGAGATGGCCATCGTCGTGCAGATCCTCGCCGCCACCGCCGGAGAGGGCGTCTTCACCCCGGGGACGTATCGCAAGCGGGACTGGTACGACCAGACGAGCTGGGAGAGGGTGGGCGACTAACCCGCCAGGTGTGATCTCATCAACGAACTTTTCGCGGAGTTCAGTTGACATCCTCTCGGGTATGAGCTATGATAGTCATATCAGGTAGACGAAAGGACCCGATCATGAACACCGCACTCGATCTCTACTCCGTCGAAGAGTCACCCTGCTACTGCGAGAACGGCGTCCCCTGCGAGTACCACGAGGTTGACTTCGCCGACCGCCAGATGTACGAGGCCAATCCTGAGCTGGATGCCTACGACTGCGAGCGCTGCGGCTCAGACGCGCACGAGACCTCCTACTGCCCGATAGGCTAGTCCTAGAGGACAAGGAGGTGGACATATCTCGGGACTGGCCGGTCTTTGACCGGCCTTTCTCGGCTCTACCACCACCAGGCCATACAAACTACCGCGACGAATCTGCAAGCGTCGCAGATCGTCATTTCAGGAGCTAGACATGCCATTCAAGAACCAACCGGCCGACATTGTCTTCGTACCGAAACGGTACCCCACGCCCGACTACGAACAGCCCGTCGTCGCGACGAGGATCAAGATGCCAGACGACGAGACCGTCGGCTACCTCGCGTGGCAGGATCCGGACCGCATCGAGTGGTTCGGTCGCATCACGCCCGATCACTACGGCTTCGCGATGCGACGGTGGGTGTCGTTCACCCTGCTGGAAGGCGCACGCGACGATGTCCCGGTCGCGACAGCCTACGGTGAGATCCTCAACGAGACGCTGCACGACGAAGCCGAGGTCATCGACATGCGCAAGCTCCACGCTACGTGGCAGTGAACTTCTCGACCGCAGGAAGAGGCGTGACCGCGTCGATGTTGTCGATGTCGAAGTCGGCAGGGAGGACCTCGGCCTCGACGATCCACTTCCCGTGACGGTCACGATACACGTCATGGATGTAGAACTGCGTGCTGCGCTCAAGGAGGAGCTCACGCTCTCCGCTGAAGTTGGAGTACGGCATCGCCCAGCTGACCTTGTGACCCTCCGGCAGGAGGAGCTTCATCTGCACAGGGTTGTGCGAGAACGCTGCACTCGTGCCGACTGAGGTCGACATGTACCCGTGCTGGGCGTGCACCGTACCGATGAGGCTCTCCGGAGACGGCGGTGGGATGTTTCGCGTTCTCTCGCGGCCGTCGAAGAGGAACTCATCGAAGTACGTACCGCGGTTGACGATGACCGCTTCCTCGAGCGGGACGAAGCCGGCGTCCGCCTGCTTGATCTTCCGCTTGATGGTGTCGGGCACCGAGGTGCCGAGCTCCTTGGAAGCGTTGCGACGAAGAGCGCCGTTCCACTCCGCGTAGTAACTGCCTGTGTACTGCTTGATGGCCGTTCGGGCGACGCCGGTGGCAGGAGGGAGCTTCTCGTTCGCCCATCGCACGCCTTCGTCGTTCGACTTGTGCCTCTTGCCCGACTCCATGCCCAGGAGCTCAGGGCCACCATTGCTGCCATTGGCGTCCCGCCAGTCAGCGACGTCCTTCTCCCACACTGCCATCTTCGCAGCGAAGGTCTTCATCGCCTTCTCGTAGGCTTCCTCCGCGCCAGGTGCAAATGTCTTCGCACGTGCGAAGGACGCAAGACCGAGCCTGAAGAGCTCCATGTCGAGATACTTCTCCGTCATCAGCTCGCTGAGAGCGAGGCGATCGTCGTTGTGGATGACACGGAGGAACTTGGACCAGTTGAGGCTCTTCGTGAGATCGGTCTTGGGGCTGCCCACGCTGACGGCGTGATCGTAGAAGCGCTTCTTGGCCTTCTCGATGAACTCGTCGAAGGCGGCGGCGCCGAGAGGTTCGGGCTTCTTCGGCGGCGTGGGCTTGACCGGCTTGGGTGCGCCGAACCACTTGCTTGCCGATGGGGCAGTGACAGGCTCAGGGCCGAGATGCTCGTTGAGCCACTCGTTGTACGCGCCAGTGCGGTAGTTGTTGAGGAACTCGTCGCGTGACGGCATCGCCTCGATGAGGTAGCAGAGGCAGTTCGGGTGCGGCTTGCGCGGAACGTCCTTAGCTGCCCACACACCAGCTGCTGTGTAGTCGTCGCACTCGTCGCCCTCGGGATGCGACCCGCTCAGCCTCCACTCGAAGCCGTCGATGAACGGTGACTTGGACCCGATGAGGATCGTCGTCGCGTGAAACGCGTTGTTCAGCTCCGTGCGAGCGAGGCGCCGTGCCGCGTATTGCACACCACCGGGACTGGCTGGGTCAACAAACTGGCGAACAGCCTTGGCGAGCTCAGAGGCTGACGTACCACGTGCTATGTGGGTGTTGATGAGATAGTCGAGTCGGTCGTGCACCAGCTTCTCGGTGCCCCACACCTTGTCACTCAGCGGGATGCGGCTCAGCTTGAGTCGAGACTCAAGGTGCTCGATGTTGACAGCGGCCATCGCGCGCATACTGTCCTTGATGACCTCGATCTCCTTCGCCGTGAGGCCAGCCGTCGCGAAGATGTTAGCCGCGTCGGCGAGGTAGTCCGCTGCCGCGCCTGCGGCTGCATACTTTCCTGCGGTTACCGTGTTGCCCACTTTCTCGAAAAGAGTTGACAACTTGGCCTGCATCGCGGCACGGGAGGCCTCGAGCTGCGCACGCTGGACACGGGCGCTGACGTTCGTCTTGCCCTCGAGCTTCTTGAGCTCGACGTCGATCTCAGCGTAGGCGTGCTTCATCTCGTAGATCAGCCGCTGGTCGTACGTCTTGCTGATGTTGAGGAACGACAGCAGCGGCTTGCGGTTCGATGACGTCAGCTTGGGCTTCGCTGCGAGCTTGGCCTTCTCACCGGCAAGGATCGCCTCGAGCTTGGTCTTCGTGTACGACGTCGGGCCCGTGTAGCCAAGCGACGCCAGCTCGGCGATGATCTCCTTGGCGGTCGCCATGGCTTAGCCGTTGAGCTCAGAATCCACCCGAACGGCGAAAGCGTCCAGTGCGGTGGCCTCGTTCGCGACCTGCGCACCAGTGTCGGCAGGGATGGTGTAACCCAGTCGTTCGCTCACGAGCTGCCGCGCGTACTCCAGGCTGATGATCTTCTTGTCCACCAGGCTGAGAATCTCGTCGAGAATGCTCTTGCGGTTCTCCGGCAGCGGGTTGCCCACGACACTCACGGCGCGTGCCTCACCGAACGACAGATCCTCGTACGCAGGGAACCACATCGTGACGAGATCGTAGAGGAGGTTGTCAGTGACGCCGATGATCTCCTCCTCCTTCTCCGCGTTCTTCGCGAGGAGAGGATCCATCTTGAGCTGGAGCGCGATGCCCGACTCTGCGGTCTGCGTGTCGACCGCCCCGAGCGCGATGTCTGGCACGCCCTTGGCGGCCATGATCTTCGACTCGATGTAGTCCACGTAGGTGATGGCCGGTTCAACGCTGGACACGCCGGCGACGCGCTCCCACCGGCTGTCGGGATCAATCTCCGCGACGAAGCCAGGGCCTAGCTCCCACTCGGTCTCGTTCCCGTCGTCATCAACGGGCGGCCCGGACGTGGTGACGTACAGACCGAGGCCCTCGAGAGCGAGCGCGAGCTCGGTGTCGGAGACGGCCTGCGAGATCGACGAGATGGCGCGCTCGACGCCGCGGATCTCGCTGCTGCCGTAGAGGTCTCCGGTGTCACCGTTCTTGACGTGGTACACCGGAAGCGCGGTGATGGGAGCCGGCAGGAGGACTTCATCGATCTCAGACTGACCCGCAGGAGGAGGAACCTGCTCCAGCTGCTGGCCACTGCCCGAGCGGTCGTCCCACCCGTCCAGCTTCCACCACGTGAGGGAGTAGGTCACGCCGATGTCAGTCTTTCGCCACGTCTGCCGCTTGATGATCGTGCGGCCGCGCTCGGCGGGCCATTGCTCAACGATGTGGCAGCCGATGCGCTTGCTGTCGTCGAACGGGTCCATGATGGGGAAGTACATCCCCGGATCGACCGTGTTGAGCGAGATGCGTGACCCTGCCGGCTTGCTCGGGTCTGCGACGATGTGCCAGACAGCGTCACCGCGGATCAGCGCGTGCCGCTTCTGGTACGAGAACTTGCCGCGGACACGCTCGCGTCGGAAGAACGCGTCGAGCGTCTCGTACAGCCGCGTCCGGTCAACATCCGTCCCAGTGGGAGTGATGCCGTACGTCCACTCTCGACACAGGTACCGCGCCGTAGCCTCGACCATCGCCATCGCGGTGGGAACGTACACGGGATTCTGCGTGTCGCCGCGAAGGACGATGTTGTACGCATCGGAGGTGTTCCAGTACATCTCCTCGTACAGCTGGTACGCGGAGATGCGCCGGGCGTCTGCCGCGCTTATCCATGTCGGCATCGCGCCGAAGAACGGGCTTGCGCCTGACCACTGATCCATCACGACATGTTCGCCTTCCGTTGCCGCGCTCGCCGCGCGTTCTTGTCAGGTGTCCCGAAGAGCCCAGCGTAGAACCGACCGAGTGCCTCAGGCCCATGGTCGTCCTTCTTCATGGGATTCTCGGGACCGTTCGCCGCGTCGCCCACACGGTCCGGGTAGCGATAGTTGAGCATGTCCTGGATCGTCTTCTTGCAGCGACGATCGAACTTGAGCATCGGCTCGCGGTCGGGATGCCCAGGGTCGAGGTGAGTGTTGCGCTCCTTGAGTCCCTTGCGGATGGCATCGAGGCGCCAGCGGAGAGGACCGCCTGTGCCGCCTCGAGCTTTCACCTTCAGAGCCTCCTCTAGGATACGCGTATCTCCCGGCGACGCTGGGTCCGGGAAGAACGAGATGAGGCCGTCTGGAGCGAGACCCCGTTCTTGGATCATTCTAGCTGCTTCATCTGGAGTCAACCCGGTCTCGTAGATCTCGTCGATGACGTGCACGACTTCGCCGTGCGGGTCAACCTGTATCAGCAGCCACACGAACGGGTTCGTGAAGCCGTAGTCAACTGCAGCGTATGTCTTCCAGCGCGGGTCGAACGGAAGATCACCTACATGGATCTCTTCGTCAAAGTCCTTGAAGACACGGCCCACGAACTCGGTGAAGTCCGCACCGATCTCTTGATTGAATGCCTCGGGCGTGAGGTCCAGCACCAGCGATGCGATCTCGGGATCTAGCCCCAGCTGTACGGCCATCTCGTCTGAGAAGACGAATCCGGGCTTCTCGGCAAGGTGTCGAAGCTCACGGACGCCAGAGTCCGTTCCTCCGATCCGGTACACGTACGGGTTGAGCCACGATGGCATGCGATGCGATGCCCAGTCACGACGAGACGGATCCTGCCCTCGCTGCCACATCCTGTAGAACCAGTTCTTGCCTTCTGGGGTGGACGTCATCAGTGACCAGCCGTTGAAGTCGGCCAGCGTCGGGCGGATGTACTTCGTGTAGATGACTTCCTTCAGCTTCGCAGCCTCGGCGAAGATCGCGCCGCTGAGGCCCTCACCGACGAGAGAGTCAGGATGCTTGGCGCTTTTCGCGTGGACTTGGAAGCGACCGTCCCACAACGAGATGTGCATGTTGCCGCCGAGGGGATCGTTGTACGTCCCCGGCCGGTCGAAGTACTCCGCCACGCCCATCCGAGTGAGGCGGTTGTACATCACGCGGAACTCCTTCTCGGAGTCCGTGTACGTCGGGCCCACGATCCAGAACTCTCGGCGCTTGCCGAGGTCCTCGAGCGCAGACTTGACCAGCCTCGTCGTCATCGCCTCCTGCACCAACTTGTGCCCGCCGATCTCAGACTTCCCGAAGCGGCGACCTGCTGAGATGACACGGTTGCGAGCACGGCTCTCGATGACGCGAAGCTGCCCGCTGTGTGGCTTCCACCCGATGCGCTGGTAAAGAGGCAGCTCCGCAATGACCTTCGCCGGCAGGAGTGTATGCGGGTCAATCGTCACCGCACGCACAACCTCTGAACATCATCACGATGGTGTCCTGTGCGATCGCCATCATCGCCATCGCGTCGTAAAAGTTCATGTCGTCTGGGACCTGAACACTGACGCCGCTCCCGTCATCGTCGAGCGTTCGTACGATGGTGATCCGGCCGAGCTCTACATCGTCACTCATCGTCAGGTACGACCTCTCCGCTGATGGTAGTCCCTGCTTCCTCGAGACCGTTGTCATCACCGAGGATCGAACGGAAGAGGTCCTCCACCGGATCGGCGGGCTTGATCTTGACGGTGACCTCGCTGCCGAGGACACGGTTGAGGATGTCTCTCGAAGCTGCGAGACGATCACGATCGGCTGCGTCGTCGTCGTTCACCAGCTGGTTCATATACCTGATGGCGGGGAAGAGGCCCTCCTGGAGGAGTTCCTCGGCTCGCTCGAAGAAGCGCCGCTTGAACTCGTCGTGCAACTCGCGCGGGACGTTGACCGTGCGCCGCTTCGGCAGAGTACCATCGTCGTTGCGAATGACGCCGTGCAAGATCTCCTCGTCGTCGAGGTCAGCCGCGGTCAGGTGGCCCAGCCGGAACTTCTCAACTCGCGTCAGCGGTGCTGGCACCGCCGCGATGTCCTCAATTCGTAGTCGCTCTGTCACAGCGACCATCATATCAGGCCGTGCCGACGTCCGCCGATGTCGTATCGCCGGCCATGACCTTCGCGAGCCGCAGAACCTGACGAGCGATCTTGCGCGTCGCAGCTGCGTCGTCGATGGTGCGCTGTGCGAGAGTGATGACCATGCCGATCAGCGCCGTCGCGTTGGCATCCGTCTCGAGCTTCCTGAGGGCACGGAGAGAACCAGTGCCAGCGGTTGCACCAGTCGGACCGATGATGCTTCTCAGGGAGCCAACGGTCGTCTCGTCAGCGAGGAGAGTCCCAAGAGCGGTGATCGCGCTCTTGAGGTTCTCGAGATCAGCCTTCGTGTCCGCCACCAGCTGTTCCTCGACCGTCGCGGTGGCCTGCTCCAGCGCTCGCCGCTGTGACATCGCGTCATTTACGAGTTGGTCGATGTCTGCGATCGTCATGCCTGGTGTTGTGACGATTCTAGCACGGCGCTGACAGCAAGCCGCCAGTACCTCTTG